TCTGTTACTTTCCTAGTGAGTGGTTCACTCTCATAGATTGTTACTTTCCGCATATCTGGTTCACTCACACAGCGTGTTACTTTCCATGTTGATGGTTCACTCGGCCATTTTGTTACTTTCTGAACTCTTGGTTCACTCAGTACTTCTGTTACTTTCGCCGAATTTGGTTCACTCTCACTTGATGTTACTTTCTGACCCCATGGTTCACTCGCACGGGCTGTTACTTTCCATGTACATGGTTCACTCGCGTTAATTTCTTACGTCTTAACTGTTTGCCAGTATCTATTCCCCGTCTCCAACTCGATCAGCTTATCAAGGAAATGCGCTGCTTTCTCAAGATCCTTCACACCGTCCTTGTCCCGGTAGCGCACCACGTATTTCAGAATAGCTGCCTGAAACGGGTTTAGACCCCACAAAAGCCACGTATCCCACGGCTGTATGTTGCCGTATTTCTTGTAGTGCTCACCGCCGACCTGCGTATCGTTGACAGCAGGACGTACGGCGCTGGGCGCAGGTGGAAGAACGCTCTTTAGCACACGCTTCAGCTTCAGTTTCAGCTTCGGCTTTGGCTTAAGCCGGTACACCTGCCCCGGACTACATTTCAACTTGCGCACAATATCCATCGAAGACATGCCCTGCTTAAACATCCTACGGATTTTATCTGCTTTAGTCATTCTATGCTCCTAGTTACCACGTGAACTTGCTGAGAATATCATCAACATTCTTCTTAACCTCTGCGCGAACCGTAAAGTTGGTACGCAGCTCGTCCGCAGTCACACCCGACAACGCCTGCGCCATGCGATTACGAATGGCCTCGATGTCACGGTCATTGGTGATGTTCAACGCCTTGACCATGTCGCACAACTCAAAGCCATTCTCCACCAACGTATCGTGGAACGCACGTCCCTTGTTCTTACCATCCACCATCTCTACAACCAGCCTGTCCGACATGCGCTTCAAGTGATCATACATCCGCATGCGAACATCTTTCATGGCAGCTTCCACACGCTCGTCCGCAATCTTCTCCAGCCGCATCGCCAGTTCTCTCTGCGCATCATTGTTCACGTCAATGCGCCAGTCACCAGCTGTCGGCACAGGCATGTACACCACACCGATGTCGAACTTGCTGCCAATCTGATCTGCCGACGGGAAGTCCTCGCGCTTGAACATGGCACCCAACGCGAGCGCCTGTGCCGTGATGAGCGTGGGGTAGACTACCTTGAAGTCATCAATGAGTTCCCAGAACACACCGCACTCATCCTGCACCCGCTTATCAAACTGCATGAACTGCACCGACGGCAGCAGTCGAATGCCCGTATCTGACCACGGCATCGTGTTGTCGTACACGTAGTTACGGATGGCGGACACGTGCTTGTTGATCGTGTCCAGCTCACCGCGCCCTGCAAGCAGGTGCTTGTTGACACGCGCTGCATCCTTCGACGCAGCCTGCTTGCTTGCCACCACCTCATCAGTCGTGGCCTTGTCCAGCTTGCGCGCGGTCCACACGCTGGCGCGAAACTCAACCAGCAGTGCCGAAGTTTCAATCCCATATTTTGCCATGTCGTTTCTCCTAGTTGTCTAGCGAGTTGATATGTACTACTTTGCCTTGCGACGGTACAAACTTCTCGTTGTCCACAACGCCCCAGATCTGCGGTATCGAGATCGGCGCGGGGGTTGAGAAGAACTCCCCATCAGTCAACCACACGATACCCTTGGGCGTGTACTGCTTCTGCACAATGTAAAGGCCGACGCAACGGGGTTCTGTGCCACCGCCCCCCGCTGGCTTGAGCAGCTTGCCTATATCCGCATACTGCTCCGGCTTGAACAGCTGATCACCACATACCTTGGTGTCCCACCACAACACACGCACCCACTCAGGCTTGGCAATCTGGCAGACGCGCGTAATCTCTCCAAGCAGCACCGGGTAGATGCTGCCCATCGAGCTGGATGTATCACCCGCAATGATCAGCCCACCCGCTGCCTCACTGAAATGCGTAGGCATGATGAAGCCAAGCGGCAACAGGCGCTTGTTAGGTGGACAGAAACGGGACTGCTCATCCCCCGTTATGATGTTCGTTACGAACTGCTGGAGGTGCGAACGCCACTGCGTATTACGCTGCGCGGCTGAAGTGTTTAGCTGCTTGCCTCCCTTGCCGCCACCCGCACGATGCTTGGCGGCGATGATCTCGCCTTGATGCAAGGCGTCGCCAATCACTTTGTCCACCTTCTCTATGGCAGCGTTGCTGCGCTTGTTGCGGATGTGTTTGTCAAATGGCTGCGGATTACGCTGCCCATTGCCTTGACTTGGACTCTGACCTTGACCTTGGCCTTGGCCCTGCTGCTGCCCTTTATTCTGACCTCGACCTTGATCCGGCTCCTTGTCCTTCGGCTTAATAAGGCTGCGTAAGATCGCTATCCACGACATGCCACGGTACTTCTCGTCAAAGCAAATCTCAACGCCAGCAGGGCGCTTGGCAAACTTCTCCGTCGGGTCCATGTCGTAGATCATCAAGTTGATCTCGAAGTCCTGCGCCAAGTTGGACTCGTGCGGGTACTTATCCACGAGATCGCGGTAATGAGTGCAGTGCTTCAGCGCCTTGTGCTTATTCTCGTGCAGCACTACCCAGCGCACCTCCTCGACGGACCGCTGGAGCATGAACTCCTCGCCGTAGAACACGTTGAGTCCATCAGTGCCAGCGGTGAGGCCCTTTCCTGACAGCACGTCTACTTTACCTGCGCAAACCACACCGGAAAGCTTACAGAACTCCGGTGACCTAGTGATGTCGATGGTGGCGGCTGTGATCCGCTCCTGCATCGACATCTTTGCCCAATGAGTGGGATGTGCCATGTGCCCTCCTAGAGATACACCTTGTTGTCATTCATAAGCGCGACGAACTCACGCACCGTCATAAACATTGCAACCTTGCTGCTGTTCGTCACTTCACTCGTAAACATCGTCTGCATGGTGGCGGACATGCGGCGCACGTACTTGACCACCGCCTCCGCCTCGTCGCGGTTGAGCGGACGAGAAGCGAACTGCATGACCTGCACGATCTGCGCTGTCGGGTTGGTGCACAGCGCCGTTCCCATCGGGTCCTTGATGACACGCCCGTACTCAGGAATGTCAGACTCGAACCTCACAAACGAACTCAACTCCGCGCCACCAACCGGACCAAGCGCGCCAACCAACGCAGCCTGCAGCGTTTCGTCATCCATTGTGCTGCGTGCATGGATGATGTCCGACGCAGTATGCAACGAACGTGGCGACACGTAACCCTCCTGCGCGCCGTCCTTGGGGTTGAAGATGCGCGGGTTGTCCTTGCGCAAATCACGACCAGCGTACGTACCGCCCGGTTCGTAGTCCAAGAACGAATGCATCGTGCCGTCGGTGGCTTTGACATACGCACGAACAAACTCAGCGATGCCATTCGCAGCCGCCCACTTGAGCCACTCATCGATGCTGGGCTTGCGCATGTGAACAACGATGAAGCGATTGCGCAGATTCGGCGGCAACAAGTCACCCAACCCTTCAGCCAGCAGATTGGTGAAGCAGCATACGAGACTACCTTCCACCAAGTAATGCTCGCCCACTCGCTGCTCGTAATAAATGGGAGCGAGCACGTTCTTGATGTACTGCGGCACCTTCATAATCTCGTCCAGCCCGATGAGCGATGGACGGGAACCGGGAACGCCTTTCTGATTCGTCTTGCTGACACCGAATCTCACATTCGGCAGTTCACGGGACACTCCCGCTTCACGGTCGATGTCGGGCATCCACACCGAGCCGTCGCTCAACTGCGTGCAATCAATCAACGACGCAGTGTGGTTGACGAACTCCGGACGTTGGCGCAATGCATGGAACAGCGCCGTCTTGCCGATGCCGTTCTCCCCCCGCACCAGCACCGTTCGCTTGGTGCCTACGGCGGAAACGAGCGCCACGACCTGACTAAACGACAGAGACTTTTCTTGCATGGTCTTTCTCCTTGGTGTGCTGGTCTATTGCCAGCGT